TTGACTCTTCTTTCACCCCTCAAGCCCCAAGCTCTTTCACCAATGGAGTCTGTCCTCTTAAACTGAGCCACACCCCACAACAAACTCGTAGTAATCGCTCCAGTCGATTTTGTTTTTGCCAGCTGCTTTCCAGGCGGTGAATGCACCGTTGTCCAGCGCGAACGACTGACAGTATTCAGCCGCGAGATTGATCTGGCCTGAATGCGCAAAACTGATAAACGCATGTCGCCCTTTCCATGCTCTCATTGCGCACGTATCAGGAGTAATAGGCCCACCGTGGTAGTGAATCATCTCACTCTCCTTTGATGCGAATGTCAGCGTCAGACATCATATGCAGATACTCAACTGCATCCTGAACCCATTGACCGCCAATCCCGTAATAGCGATGCGTAATGATGTCGATAGTTACTAACGGGTCTTGTTCGATTAACTTCCGCAGAAACTCTTCCAGGTCACCAGTGCAGTGCTTGATGACAGGAGTTTTCCCAGGATGGCGAACAACAAGAAACTGATTTCCGACTTCACGGACTTCGTTGCTTTCCAGTTCTGCAATGCGCTTCTCTGCGGATTCCAACGCCGCAACCAATTCGTCTACAGTTCCGGCAGCTTGCAGTGCGTAATCGGTAATAGCCATCTCATGATCAATTTCAGTACCGTTCTCATTCGTTGAGGTGATAGCAAAATAATCAGAGTCGATTTCGTTATCAGCTAAGTGGCGTAGCGTATCGGCAACAAGCCGGCCGTTTTCGATTAGCAGCTTCCCTACCGTAAGCGCAATATCCTCGTTCTCCTGGTCACGGCTTTTGATGTATTGCTGGTTTCTTTCCCGTTCATCCAGTAGTGCCAAAGCAATCTTTGGATTAAAGGCAGCAATAAATTCAGCGTTGTTTTTCAGAACGTGTTGCGCAATGGCCTGACTACTTAGTCGGACCTCATAACCACGTGCGCCACGGTGTGGTTTATATGAGTCCCAGTCTCCCCACGTTGCTTTCTCTGCCGCCTCACGCAGTGCCTGATAGTCAATCTTGCTCATTGGATGACTCCTTTACGAAGCTGTTCTGCGATATCTTCGAGAACGCCATCAGAGAATGAACGGTCAAAATCGCCTTCCGGCGCATTGGCCATAAACTCAGTAGAGGTAAGAATCATCCGGGCAATATCCGCAGCGTTCTTCGCAGTATCATCAATAAAACCAGCTTTCCAGGCTGCCAACATTCTGTTCGCCACAAAATAAGCGCCTTCCTTGCGTGCTTCAGTCTTCCCTTCAGCCAGGAAAGCATCGGTGGCAGGGGTCCCTTCAACCTTCAGCCCTATAGGGGCCAGGTAATCCTTCAGACCAGCATTCTCAGCAGTCAGCGCCGCGCATTTAGCCTCAAGGTTATCAATCGTGATTCCAGCAGAACGACACTCCCGCAACGCCGTTTCCAGTTTTGATTCAAGTTCACCGAACTTACGCACCAGATATTCAGCGTTTGTTTCGTTAACCTTTAAATCTCGTGGGATGCATTTACCTTTCAGAAATCCATCCATCTCAATTAGTGTCATTTGTTTCATTTCTTCCCACTCCGCAACATCGCATTCAGATATTTGTTGTCATTAACAGAACCGAAACTCTTTCTCTTAAGTAATTCCTCTCTCGATGGCATTGGCTTTACGCGTTGGCGAATAATCATTTCTGCCGGAAGAATGCCGGGATTGTATGCAAGTCCTCTCATTGTAAATTCCTCAGTCATTACTGATAGCGCCATAGCGTGAGCGGTAATTACGCAGGCGCGGGTCAATTTCAGGGAAGTGGGTATATGTGGCTTTACGGAATGGTCGGATTGATGTCTGGTAAATTCGCTCGCGTTCTTCTTTCTCTGCAAGCCATATACAGTGGCGAAATTCCTTTTCCTCTTTCGTTTCCTGCGGTAGCGACATTATCCGATCGTAGTTTTTCCTGAATTTATCCAGCACCTCCGATACGGAATTGCCGGAACAGCGGCGCGGGTCATCCGCACCATACAGAGGCGCTGGCATAATGGAATCCTTATTTTTCTAAATCAGAATGGGATGGAATCGTCGTATACAGGAGTGTTCTGCTGGTTACTACTTTGCTGATGTTGGCTGTTTCCTGAGGTTGCAAATCCAATCTTTGCATTCAGTAATTCAAGAGTGATTGATTGACCATTTTGCCCATGATAAACATCAACCCTGATGTTTTCTCCGGTAATTTCTACAATGCCACCTTCAACAAGAACACTACGGTAGTAATCCGCTTGCGCTCCCGGCTTGGCAAATACAACGGCGCTGTAGTTTGTCCATTCTTTCTTTTTTGTCTGGCGATCGTAATACTGAACGCCAGCACGGATGTTGAATCCGATATTTTCCCCGGCCTGAAACTCTCTTGCGGGCTTGTTTAGTCTTACAGTAATCGAATGTGCCATTAAGCAGCCGCTCCTTCTAATTCGTCTCGTCTGATGTTGTAAACGTCCTGCGCTTTGTGCTGCTCCGGTGTTCCTTCGAGCATCTTCCACGCTTTGGCGAACGCCTGTTTAAGATCTTCCACGGTGTTTTTTTGCATTGCTGCGTCAGTGAATGCTTTTAGAACCTGTTCAGGTGTAGGTGATGGTTTTGATTGCTTTGCTGCTGCGTTCTGCTGATGTTTATGTTCGTCGGTATCTGCATCTTTCGCATCATCAATGCCGAACAAACCATTGAGGCAATACTTGCGTGCATAAGAGCTTGTAGCTCCCGTAACTTGTGCAGAATCCATTCCTTTCTTGCTTTCTTCCTCTCGTGCAAGAGCAGTTGCCGTATGACTGTTTTCGCCATCGGTAATAGTTGCCGTGGCTTTCACGTAATACCGATCACCAATCAACACAACTTCATCGCTGATTGATAAAAACAGGCCATTCAGTAACGGCTTAACGCCTTCAAGAATGTCTTCGCAGCTTCTGTATTTATATTTTCCGAATGAGTTGTACTGATTCTTTGGCGCGTTCAGATTCTCCTGAATGGCTGCCAGTCTTGCGTAAAATTCTTTGCTCATATGATTGTTCTCAGAATGGACATGGCCCAAGGAAATAACGCTGATTTAATACTTCGACTCGGGACAAATTAAGGCATACCCGCATTCCTTCGCGGTCACCATTATGGCGATACCAGAGAGCTTTCTGCGTGTACATGCGTCTCTGTAACTTGCTCTCCTTCACTGTGGTTGCAAGTGACATGAATATCTCCTTCGTTACCGATTAATTCTTTCATCTGACGAATGAATTCTTCGTCTGACCAGTTATCTGTAAAACTCATGGACGGCCTTGTTGTTTCAAAATATCCCAAAGCTTTTCGAGCAAGCTTTTCATTCTTGGTTGTTTAAAGTCTGCTCCGGTTAAAATGTTTTTTCGTGAATGCTGTACCGATAAAATCGGGTTGAAAGGGCGAACCGATGCCGCCCCTGCAATAGCGAACTGCTGCATAGGATGCTCCTTCTGTTTGATTGCATAACGAAAAACGCCTCGAGTGAAGCGTTATTGGTATGCGGTAACGCCGCGCTCAGGCGGCTTTGATAGTCATATCATCTGAATCAAATATTCCTGATGTATCGATATCGGTAATTCTTATTCCTTCGCTACCATCCATTGTAGGCCATCCTTCCTGACCATTTCCATCATTCCAGTCGAACTCACACACAACACCATATGCATTTAAGTCGCTTGAAATTGCTATAAGCAGAGCATGTTGCGCCAGCATGATTAATACAGCATTTAATACAGAGCCGTGTTTATTGAGTCGGTATTCAGAGTCTGACCAGAAATTATTAATCTGGTGAAGTTTTTCCTCTGTCATTACGTCATGGTCGATTTCAATTTCTATTGATGCTTTCCAGTCGTAATCAATGATGTATTTTTTGATGTTTGACATCTATTCATATCCTCACAGAAAAAAATCGCCCTCACATCGGAGGGCAAAGAAGATTTCCAATAATCAGAACAAGTCGGCTCCTGTTTAGTTACGAGCGACATTGCTCCGTGTATTCACTCGTTGGAATGAATACACAGTGCTTATTTGTACTAATAAAATACCCAATTTTCTGTTTCTTGGTTGTGTCCAAAGTTATATTCAATATCTGGTGTTGATGTATCAATATTTTTCATCCCATCAACAAGAGTTGATACAACAGCCAAATCTTGTTTTATTCTCATTAAATGGTATTTCTTCCGGCGCAATAAACTTTCAATAGCAAGTTTCTTCGTTGGGAATGCAAAAGATCTTTCTGCATTTTTTGCTACTTTCTTAATTGCATATCTATTTCTCCTTTGTTTCCATTCCTGTAACCACTGATTTGGTGCTGGTTTAAAATCAACAATCCAATGCGCAGGAACCAACCATGCATAATGCTCTGTCTGATGAAAAGCTATATATTGAAGTGCGAATATTTTTATCCCATCTTCTTCAACTGTCGCCTGGAATCTCCAGAAAACAGGCATTCCATCATGTTCAGTTTCTGATTCAGGAAAAGGTACGCTCCATGATTTTGTCATATCTCACCTCAAATAAGTGGTTTGCTGCCTAATTTCATTTTCTGGCGACCAACACAAGTCACACCCATTTCACTGCGTGGCTTGCTGTAGTAAATACGGTTATTTATGTAATAAAAAACCCGCCTTAGCGGGTTATTATTTCTTTGGATTTAGCTTTTCCATGTTCTCTGCGATCGTACCTATTCTTGACCTTATTGTTGGAATATCAATTCCTCTCTGTATGTCTACATTTAAAGACATAAGCTCTCTGCTCCATCCTGCGATCGCATCGTGAAATTGTCTTGCCCTGCTTGCTTGTCTACGTCTGCTGCTTTCAAGCTCTGTAAGCATTTGCTTTGCTTCGATCTGAGACTTGCCTTGCCCAACTCCCAATGCATCGATTGCACATTGCCTCATCTCTGCTTTTATCAAAGGGTGAAGATTTTCAGCGCCAATAAAAATTACCTCGTCTATGCTTTTAAAAAGCAGAAGGCAATCAGTAACAACTTTGGTTCTTTTATCATCACACCTTACCTCTACCGAAGGTACGCCGCCATATTGCTTAACTCTCATTGCCGTGTAAACTGTAGCACTCTTCAAATCAGCCTCCTTTTTCTTTTTCTATATCAAAAAGCTGCTTTGCTTTTTGTGACTAAAAGCAAAAAAGCCTTCTCGCTAATGAGCAGCATTGCCGTTCATCCTGAACCCGCCGCGCTCCCGACGCATGGTTTAATGTCGCGCCGTTCGACATGGCTTAACTATACCCAAAGCTATTATTGCTGTAAATAGCTATAGTTATAAAATAACTCCTTTGGTTATTTAGTCATTGATATCTAATGTAATTTATTTTTCTTGTATGTGAGATTTGGTGTTTTTTGGGCAATAAAAAACCCGCAAAAAGCGGGTTTGTTGTGGTGTGATGAGGTTAGTAGTCAACTACAGACCACCAGAAGATTCTTCCGATGATCTCGATATCGCTTAGATTCTTTTCTTCTTGTGGGTATTCCAGTGAGTTAAAGCTTCTAATGCTTACCTTGTCAGGCCCTGATCGAAAGAGAATCTTAATGCGTTTCCAACCGTTCTCGTTAATGGCGTAAATCTTTCCGTCAACTATTTTCTTATCGTTGGTGTTAACAGCAACTGTTGTTCCATCAGGAATGTTTGGCTCCATGCTGTTGCCACGAGCCGGAAAACAAACAACCCCGCTTCCATCACTGTTCGCGCCAACTCTGCGAAGGGTTGATTTGGAGAAGCGCAACATAAAGCCGTTGTGATCTTCATCAATCACCCGACCATCCCCGCATGCAAACTCAATATCTTTAAGGTAAGGAACTTCAACTTCATCACCTCTTAAAGGCGTTCCTCCATCCCATGGGTCCAAATATCCCCACGTGCTTTCATGAGGAATAGAAGATTTTGGATTATAAGGTTCAACTCCCTCATCACGCATTGGCCCAGTCCCATCGGAAAGCCATTCCGTACGAACTCCAAGCACTTTTGATATTTCAAAAAGTTTGCGCGTATTGCGTGTTTTTCCAGACGTAAGTTTCCAGACGCTTGGCTGAGACATGCCAACAGCATTGCCAAGAGAAGCCTGAGTAAACCCAGCCTGATCCATCGCGTATGTAAGCCTTTGAGAAAAAGTATCTAGTTTCATTCGTACAACCTATAGCTACAGCTATTATTAGTCAAATACCTAAAGCTATTTACTTTCTGAATAGCTTTGGCTATTATTCTGATTGTGAATTCAGCAGGAGTTATTTTTATGGTCAACGAGGCTATTAAAGCGGCTATTGACTCAGTAGGAAGTCAGCAAAAGTTAGCTGATGCCTGCGGTGTTAAGCAGCCGTCTGTATGGGCTTGGTTGCATGGGAAGAAAAGGGTATCCGCTGAAAATGCCAAGCGCATTGAAATGGCTACCAATGGAAGCGTCCCTGCATACCTGATTCGCCCTGATTTATCCGCTTTGTTCCCCAATCCGAACAAAGCAGCTTAATAAAGCAAATTTTTATACCGAACGGCCCGGTATACGGTCGGGTGCCCGGCGTGGTCATGGATGACTGTCAATGGTGCACAATAAAAAACCAAATTATTTACCTATGGAAATAGTAAGAAATGGAACAAACAAGTTACAGCAAACTATCACAGCGCGACGTTGATCGCGCAGAAACAGATTTACTTATCAACCTGTCAACGCTTACTCAGCGCGGTCTGGCAAAGATGATTGGCTGTCATGAATCGAAGATAAGCAGAACGGACTGGAGATTTATTGCTTCAGTCTTGTGTGCTTTCGGAATGGCATCAGACATCAGTCCGATTAGTAGGGCTTTTAAGTATGCGCTTGATGGAATCACAAAGAAAAAATCCCCGGCCGCCACCGAGGATTTTAAGCAAATTGATATGCAATTCTGAGGGAATTACTGGATCAATCCACAGGAGTAATTATGACATACGAAAATGACAAATTCCAGGTTCTGAAGAGCATGAAGGTTCCAGATGATTTTAAATCAAATGGCTTTGTTTATGTGCTTTCGAATGAGTGCATGCCAGGAATTTATAAGATTGGGATGACTAAGCATTCACCAGAAGTTAGGGCTAAAGAAATTTCAGCCTCTACTGGCGTTCCTAAGCCATTTAAGGTGATAGCAGCCTTTCATTCAAATAATCCCGCATCAGATGAAAAACTCATTCATAAAGCCTTTGCAAAAGAGAGGCTTAGTGATAATCGAGAGTTTTTCAAGCTTGAAGATAATGATCTTTCTGAATCTCTAAATGAAATAAGGGCGCTGGTTGGCCCTGAAAGAAATGGCGAGACGGCAGAATACGCAATTTACGACTCATTCATTTCTTTTCGCCATGAAAATGAGCTTGATCTTAATGAGGAGCTTATAGAGCAAGGTCTGGGTAGTGTAGTTGGTCATCTTCCTGCGGTGAAAAATTTCCTTATTCGCGCCGGAATTGATTACGCGAAGCAACTGATAAGCAAATATAACTCATCGATAGTTATTAATACAGATGGCAGTGTGGTGATGGTTAAGTCTCTTGAAGCCCAATGCTTTGATGCGGAGGTTGGAAATGAGCCTTGCTGAAGTATTTTACCTGCCGAAGAGTGAACCTGTTGAACAGGAGCGAAGAGTGGCTGATATCGATGATGGTTACACCAGATTCGCTAACGAGCTGCTGGAAGCTATCGCAAGTGCCGATTTAACCGCTCGCCAGTTGAAAGTTATGCTGGCCTACGTCCGGAAAACATATGGATTCAATAAGAAAACAGATCGAATAGCCGATGAGCAAATTGCTCAGTTAACAGGACTGTCAAGGCAGAATGTTAACAAGGCTAAAAAAGAACTGATTTCAATGAATTGCCTGTTTATGGATGGAAATCAAATCGGTGTAAACAGTGAGGTATCTGCGTGGCAATTCAGCAAGTGTCTCCAAGTTAGCAACTTTGTCTCGAAGTTAGAGACAAAAAATGTCTCCAAATTAGAGACACTCAATGTCTCGAAGTTAGAGACACACAAAAGACATTCTTTAAAGACAAAAGAAAATATTAATAAACCCCCTATATCCCCCAAAAAAGTTTCTCAGAAGTTCGACCCGCTAGAAACAGAGTTGCCTGATTGGTTATCAGCAGAAACATGGTTGTCGTGGGTTACCTATCGCAAGGAGATAGGTAAGTCGATCAAGTCTAAGCAAAGTGTCACTCAGGCTATCAACGTTCTAAGCAGAAGTCTGGAGAAGGGATATACACCTGAAGAAATTATAAACCAGAGCATCGCCAGTGGTTGGCAGGGGATTTTTGAGCCCAAGACTCCAAAGGGGAAATCTCAACCGAGGCCGCAGCATCGAGCTATGCAGGAAAACTTTGCCACCAAAGATTACGGACAAACTGAAATGCCTTCATGGGCGCAGGAGTGAACATGACGCTGGATGAAAAGATCTCCCAACTGGAGAAAAAACTTGCAGAATTGAGTTCTCCGCCAATTGCTATCGAGCATACAGCTGTAGAAATTGGCACTGGCATCTGTGAAAAACATGGTGAGTTTGAGCAGCGTAACCGTTACTCGACTGGGCCAATTAAGTTTGCCTCAAGACCTAGCGAATGCCCGGAATGCATGAGAGATGAGCTTATTCGGCTACAGGCAGAGAAGATTAAAATCGACGAAGAATCACGTAAGCGCAATGTCGAGTTTCTGTTGAATAATCTTGATATTCCTGAACGATTCAAGGGTTGCACACTACAGAACTACGAGCCAGTCAACGACGATGCAAAGAGAGTGCTCAGGGTGTGTCAGGCATACGCCAGCAAATGGCCTGAGAGGTTACAGAAAGGCGGTGGGCTGGTTATGTGTGGAAAGCCTGGTACTGGAAAGAATCATCTTGCACTGGCTATCGCCCGGCACGCAATTACGGAACATCAAAGCTCAGCTATTTTCACAACGGCGCTGAAAATTGCCAGAGAATATAAATCAACATGGTCGAAAAACTCCACCCGCACAGAGGATGAAGTGATCCGACAGTTCACTAAACCTGACCTGCTAATTATCGATGAGGTTGGTGTGCAGTTTGGAAGCGAGGCGGAAAAGATGATCATGTTCGAAATCATCAACACCCGCTACGAGCGCATGAAGCCAACAATCCTGATTAGCAACCAGAGCAAAGATGAACTGTCTGCATTCATTGGTGAGCGTGTTATTGACAGGATGAATGATGGCGGCGGGTGCACTCTTGCGTTTACATGGGATAGTTACAGGAGCAGATCGTGACTGGAAAAGAAATCATCCTGGAATATCTGAAAACTCATGAACAATTCTCCCCACATGAATTAGCACTGATCACCGGAATACCAAATAACAGAATCGCTCAAGCAGCAAGGCATATGGTGAAACAAGGACATTTGAGTGTTGTTGAGCGTAAGTGGAAGACGGTTATTTATGCAAAACGCAAAGTGAAGAAGGAGCCAATTAAAAGAAATCCAGATGGTACGGGGTGGGGATGTGCAAATCCAATGACGGCGTTTATTAATAGGGCGCTTATGGAGGTAAGGCAATGACCATCTACATCACTGAGCTAATAACAGGCCTGCTGGTAATCGCAGGCCTTTTTATTTGGGGGAGAGGGAAGTCATGAAAAAACTAACCTTTGAAATTCGATCCCCAGCACATCAGCAAAACGCTATTCACGCGGTACAGCAAATTCTTCCAGACCCAACCAAACCAATCGTAGTGACCATCCAGGAACGCAACCGCAGCTTAGACCAAAATCGGAAGCTTTGGGCTTGCTTAGGTGACGTCTCTCGTCAGGTTGAATGGCATGGTCGCTGGCTGGATGCAGAAAGCTGGAAGTGTGTGTTTACCGCAGCATTAAAGCAGCAGGACGTTGTTCCTAACCTTGCCGGGAATGGCTTTGTGGTAATAGGCCAGTCAACCAGCAGGATGCGTGTAAGCGAATTTGCGGAGCTATTAGAGCTTATACAGGCATTCGGTACAGAGCGTGGCGTTAAGTGGTCAGACGAAGCGCGACTGGCTCTCGAATGGAAAGCGCGATGGGGAGATCGGGCTGCATGACTATCAAATCAAATACGCCAGCGTCAGATAGGTATCGGCTTATTGAGGATTATCTGTATTTAGACGGAGATACAGTCAGGTACAAAAAGGACTCGCTAAAACACCCCAACCACAGCCACCGGGCCGGAGATGAAATTAAAACATCGATAAATGGATCTGGGTATAGACAGGTGTGTTTTGCAGGCATTCAGATGTTTGTTCACGTAGTTGTTTTTGCGCTGCACAACAAAAGAATGCCATTGAAAAATATTGACCATATTAACGGAAACAGGCTGGACAATTCCCCAAAAAATCTTAGGGAGGCAAGCCGGATAGCAAACAGCCGAAATCAGAAAACTAAGTGCAATAGCCGTTCTGGAATAAAAAATGTTTTATGGAACAAGCAAAAAAATAAATGGGCCGTTCAAGTGCGCACAGATTTTGGCCGGTTGCATTTTGGGTTCTATGAAGATCTTGAGCTTGCTGGTTTGGTTGCCAGTGAGGCTATCAACAAATATCACGGACAATATGCGAGGGTTTAATGATTAAGCATAAATCAGAAACACCAAAAGAAGTTAGAGACTGCTGGCAAACGCCGCTTTGGCTTTTTGATGCACTGGATATTGAGTTTGGATTCTGGCTGGATTCGGCAGCGAGCGACAAAAATGCTCTGTGCGCTCACTGGCTAACTGAGGCCGACGACGCACTCAATTCTGAGTGGATAAGCCACGGTGCAATCTGGAATAACCCACCGTACAGCAATATCAGGCCGTGGGTGGAAAAAGCCGCTGAGCAGTGCATACAACAGCGACAGACGGTAGTGATGCTTGTGCCAGAGGATATGTCTGTCGGATGGTTCAGCAAGGCTCTGGAGAGTGTTGACGAAGTTCGCATTATCACTGATGGACGGATTAATTTTATCGAACCATCGACAGGGCTGGAGAAGAAGGGAAACAGTAAAGGCTCCATGCTGCTGATTTGGCGACCGTTCATCAGTCCTCGACGGATGTTTACTACCGTATCCAAAGCGGCATTGATGGCGATCGGGCAGGGCGTCAGGAGGGCGGCATGAGACGACAGCGACGAAGTATCACCGACATAATCTGCGAAAACTGCAAATACCTTCCAACGAAGCGCTCCAGAAATAAACGCAAGCAAATCCCAAAAGAATCTGACGTAAAAACCTTCAATTACACGGCTCACCTGTGGGATATCCGGTGGCTTAGAGAACGTGCGAGGAAAACAAGGTGATTGACCCAAATCGAAGTTACGAACAAGAAAGCGTCGAGCGGGCTTTAACGTGCGCTAACTGCGGTCAGAAGCTGCATTTTCTGGAAGTTCACGTGTGCTCCGATTGCTGCGCAGAACTGATGAGCGATCCGAATAGCTCAATGTACGAGGAAGAAGACGATGAATGAGTTAATAAATGGCAATGCCATCAAAATGACAAGCATTGAAATCGCTGAGTTGGTGGGTAAGCGTCATGACAATGTGAAACGTACCATCGAAACGCTGGCTAAAAATGGTGTTATCCGGCTTCCTCAAATTGAGGTTTCCGAAAGAATCAATAACTTAGGGTTCAATGTTCAGTACGAGCATTACGTCTTCGAAGGCGAACAAGGTAAGCGAGATAGTATTGTTGTTGTTGCCCAGTTGTCGCCGGAATTCACCGCTCGTCTTGTTGACCGTTGGCGAGAGCTTGAAGAAGCTGCGGTTAATATCCCAAAAACGCTACCAGAAGCGTTGCGCCTTGCTGCTGATCTTGCTGAGCAGAAAATGCAACTGGAAAACCAGCTTGCAATTGCCGCACCTAAAGTTGAGTTTGCCGATCGCGTTGGCGAGGCCAGCGGAATTTTGATTGGAAACTTTGCAAAGGTTGTCGGTATTGGTCCAAACAAACTGTTTGCGTGGATGCGCGATCACAAAATCCTTATTGCTTCAGGTTCCCGGCGCAATGTGCCAATGCAGGAATATATGGATCGCGGCTATTTCACAGTGAAAGAAACAGCGGTCAACACAAATCACGGAATACAGATATCGTTCACCACAAAAATCACCGGGCGTGGTCAACAGTGGCTGACCAGAAAGCTGCTCGATAACGGAATGCTGAAAGTAACAGGGGAGGCTGCTTAATGGCTAACCTACGCAAAGAAGCACGCGGCAGAGAATGCCAGGTACGTATTTACGGAATATGCAATGGTAATCCTGAAACTACAGTTCTGGCACATTACCGGATGGCTGGAATTTGCGGAACGGGAATGAAGCCTGACGACCTGATCGGCGCATGGGCTTGTAGCGCGTGTCACGATGAAATCGACCGACGCACCCATAACCTCGACAACAAAGACGCCAGACTTTACCACCTGGAAGGCGTGATCAGGACGCAGGCGATACTGCTGAAGGAGGGGAAGATTAAGCCATGAACGAATATCAGTTTGTGCTTCCATACCCGCCGTCGGTGAACACCTACTGGCGAAGACGGGGAAGCCAATACTACATCAGCGATAAAGGCCAGAAATACCGAAAAGACGTTCAGCAAATCATCCGCCAACTTAAGTTAGACATTTTCACCAAATCACGACTCCGCATCAAAGTCATCGCAGACGTTCCAGACTCCCGCCGCCGCGACCTCGACAACATCCTGAAAGGTTTACTCGACTCCCTTATCCACGCCGGATTCGCGGAAGACGACGAGCAATTCGATGACATTCGCGTAATTCGTGGTGTGAAAGTACCAGGTGGACGGCTTGGAGTAAAAATCACCGAACTGGAGAACGTATGAACGCCACAATTCAAACGATACCAGAGCTTCTTATCCAGACACGAGGTAATCAGACCGAAGTGGCGAGGATGCTTTCCTGCGCAAGAGGAACAGTGCTCAAGTACAACCGAGACAGAAAAGGCGAGCGTCACGTAATAGTTAACGGCGTCCTGATGGTCACGCCAGGCAAAAAGGGAAGACGATGAGCATAAGAGAACTAAACCTCACCAAAGAACAGCACGAGTGGCTGAATGGCTGGCTTGAACTGTGGGGCGCATGGGTTTATTCAGGTCGTCTGGAAAAGCGTATGAGCAGCGTAATAGCGAAGTTCATGGAGAGCGTAGAGCCGGGAAGAGTTATGACAAGGCCAATGTGCAATGATGATGATGGAATGTTGATTTCTCAGGTCGTCGATTCCGTCATGTACATTGACAAAAAAGCCTTTGGCATCCTCCTCAGCTACTACGCTCATGGTTCATCTAAGCGAGCAATTGCATCCTACTATCACGCGACTGCAAAGCCACGCAAGATGTGTGGACGTGGTGGCGAGGGATGGAGAAAACCTTCACTGGCAACCTGTAGAAACGAAATTGACGACATCCTGAAAGCGTCATTATTTGTTTTATACCAGCCGATGCAAAATGCTTTCAAAATGCGTAAACGTGTTGAGAAAGTTAAGCATATTGCTGTTAAAAGCCTTGACATGCAATTATCCATTTAGCCATAATTAGAAGGTAAGCTACCGTTAGTGACTCTTAAGTTGCAACGGTGGCTTTTTTATTTGGGTCAGTCGTATAAAGGTCATTACGGAAGGCTGTTAACCTTCTTATCGTGGTTCGAGTCCACGCTGTCCCGCCAAATATGCTGGTTTAGCTCCAATGGTAGAGCGGTCGCCTTGTAAGCGAATGGGTAGCGGTTCAAGTCCGTTAACCAGCACCATAACTGAGCCGTAGCCACTGGCTATCCTGAACTCATCAGTGATAGTTATGCTGCGGCCTTCTACACATGACCTTCGTGAAAGCGGGTGGCAGGAGGTTGCGCTAACAACCTCCTGCCGTTTTGCCCGTGCATATCGGTCACGAACAAATCTGATTACTAAACACAGTAGCCTGGATTTGTTCTATCAGTAATCGACCTTATTTCTAATTAAATAGAGCAAATCCCCTCAATGAAGGGGTAGAGCATGTACCGTATGGACAAAATCAGAGAATGGTTCAGTTACAGCTTCGGAGGACTGACTGCGATGGGTGGCATTCTCTCCCTGAATGACTGGGCTGTCATCATTGGTATTCTTTGTACTGTCGGCACATTTGGCATCAACTGGTACTACAAGCGCAAAGAGCGCGAGGACAGATTGAATGGCAATGTCACCGGCACTACGAAATAGCGTAATAGCGGCGATAAGTGGCGGGGCTATTGCTATAGCATCTGTGTTAATCACTGGACCAAGTGGTAACGATGGTCTGGAAGGTGTCAGCTACATACCATACAAAGATATTGTTGGTGTATGGACTGTATGCCA